ATTGAAACTAAAAATGATATTGTAACCAATGAATTTATAATAACTCCATTAGATACTTGTAAAGATATTATAGTTAACGGTATAACGTACAAAAATGCAATATTAAGCTACAAAAAGACAAAAGATAATAGTTTACGCACAGAACAAAAAATAGTGTCTAAAATAGAAGATAAACAACAAACTACAAAAGTTAAAGAAAATACAAAAGTTAAAAATATAAAGAAAACTTCTAATCCAATAGGATATATTTTAATTATAATTATAATTTATTTAGTATGGCAAAACAGACGGTGGTTTCTACCCGTATAGAAACTAATATTTCAAGACCAGGAGTACATTCAAAAACAAAATCTTCTAAATTAAAATCTTCTAAAAATTATCAAAAGAAGTATAAAGGTCAAGGAAGATAACTATCAGCAACACACTTTGTTTTTTGTTCTGTTTATTTTATTTTTTTTTAATTATTTTTTTTTAAACTTTTTTTGTTTTTAAGAACATTTCAAAATTACAGTTTTTTTTTGACATTATTGCAATAATTAAAAATTAGTTATTTACAAATATTGTTAATTGATATTATATACATTTGACAAATGAAAAAGCCAACAAGAAAAAGTTTAGTAATAAAATTAGATACAGTCTTTTCGCAATACATTAGAAGAAAAGATGCTATTGATGAAATTGCTACTTGTGTTACTTGTGGTAAAAAGGAACATTATAAAAAACTACAATGTGGGCATTTTATGTCCAGAAGGCATTATTCAACTCGTTGGGATGAAAATAATGTAGGTGTACAATGTTATGGATGCAACATAACTAATCAGGGAATGCAATATGCTTTTTCAAAATACTTAACACAATTTGATAATAACTTACCTGATAATTTATTAATTAAATCAAAACAAATAGTTAAATTTGCTGATGTGGATTTGGTTCAAATGATTGAATATTATAATAATAAGTTGATTGAACTTGGATAGCATACCTTAAGAACTGCTTTTAAGTCTTTTTTTGTTTTTGTTTGTTAGAAAAGGGGATGCTTTAATTAGTGTCCCTTTTTTATTTTATAAACTTTAACTTTTCTTTAACACTTTTATATCAAAAACAGTTATATATTTGCCAAAGAAATAACAATTAAAACACAAACAAAATGAAACAGAATTTAAAAGACATCGGATTAGCATTTATTTTATGGGGATTATTTTTTACTGCAGTATTAACTTTAACAAATTTATAAAATGAAAGATTTATTAGATTACAACAGATTTAGATTGGAAGCAATGCAAGATAGAATTTGCAAATTAGAAAACCATCTTCAAACATTAGAAACTTACTGTTTTGAATTAGCTGATGAAAATTGTCCAATAGAATATAAGACAATAATTAAACAAGAACTTTATAACCTTAAAACAAAATAAAATGGAATTAACATTAAATCAAAAATTGTCTTTAATTCAAAAAGAATTTAAAGCATCAAAATCAAAATTCAATTCATTTGGTAAATATAACTTTAGAAGTGCTGAAGATATATTAGAAGCATTAAAACCATTTAACGAAAAGTACCAAGTGAATTTTACAATTTCAGAATCAATAGTTCATAGTGAATTTTTACAATTTCCAATGTTAGAGTCTACCGCTTCAATAAACGATGATTTAGACACGATAACTGCATCAGCTATAGTTGGTGTTGATTTAGAACAAAAAGGGATGCAAATGCCACAAAAATTTGGTTCAGCAAGTTCTTACGCTAAAAAGTATGCTTTAGGTAATTTACTTTTGATTGACGATACACAAGACCCTGATGCATCAAATAAACACGATAAAGCAGAAACTTTAACTCCAAAAGAAATTAGTGCAGGATTAGACGATAAAAAATGGTTGAATAAAAATACACCTGAATTTAATAAAGCTATTGAATATTTAAAAAATGGTGGTAATATTGCAACAATAGAAAATAAGTATAAAATGACTGCAATAGTAAAAAATGAATTATTAAAAGTCAAGTAAATAAAGCTGAATAGTTGACAACAGTAAAAAAAGGTAAACAAATTAAATAAGTAAATTATGAGTGCATTAATTAATGTAAGTTTAAGAGTTGACAAATTACCAAAAGAAAAATTTGTATCTGGAAAAGATGGTGCAGTTTATTACAACTTTACAGTTGGAGTAAATGATGAATCTAACCAATGGGGACAAAATGTTTCTTTAACTGATAGTCAAACAAAAGAAGAAAGAGAAGCTAAAAAGCCTAAAACGTATTTAGGTAATGGAAATGTGATTTGGACAAATGGTCAAATTTCAGTTGCTGATAAAAAAGCAGAAGCAACTAAAGAAGAAATCGCTTCAGATTTACCTTTCTAATTAATTATTAATTTAGGGATTAGTCTACCTAAAATTATACTCAAAGGGAATGTAAAAGTTCCCTTTTTTTAACAAACAAACAAACAAATGGAATTAAATAAAGACGAGAAAAGATTATTAATGGAAGTTTTTGAAGCTGAATGTTTTATTAATCCATTAGAAAAGATAGTACATCCAAAACCTGCAATTTCATTTGGTGTTAAAAGTTATGAAACTAAAGATGGTAAAATAGAATATCCTACACCTATTGGAACTTATGGTAATTTTAGCTTTGTACAAGCTCCTCCTAAATCAAAAAAGACATTCTTTGTATCATTATTATCAGCAATATATTTAGCAGATGAATTAGAGCAATTTGGAGGTGATTTAAAGGCAAATAGAGATAATAAGCACCTAATACATTTTGACACTGAACAAGGCAATTTTCACGCTGCAAATGTGTTTAAACGCCCTATTGATATGACTGGTATAAAAACAGATAAATATCATACATTAGCATTAAGGCAATTATCATTTAAAGAAAGAGTTGAATTTATAGAATATTACCTTTATGATAAACTTGAAGCAACAGATATTGGATTAGTTATAATTGATGGAATAGCTGATTTATGTTCTGATGTAAATAATATAGAAGAAAGTAATGCAGTTGTCCAGAAGTTAATGAAATGGTCAAAGGAGTTAAATTGTCACATAGTAACAGTAATACATTCTAACTTTGGAACGGATAAACCAACAGGGCATTTAGGTTCATTTTTAGAAAAGAAAACAGAAACACAAATACAATTAGAATTAAACACAGTTAATAAAGGATTAGTAACAGTAAGTTGTAAACGCTCAAGAAATGCACCATTTGAAAACTTTAGTTTTAAAGTAAATAATTTTGGATTGCCACAAGTTGAAGGAGCATTTTACGACCCATTAAAAGATATATTTTAATTATGACACCAGAAGAAAAAGCGAAAGAGTTAGTTTATAAATATTGGGATATTGAAGACATTGATTTTTTAAAATCAAAACAATGTGCAGAATTAGCAGTTGATGAAATTATAAATATAAAATTGTTATGGTATCAAAAAGACACAAAAGAACTAGATTATTGGAACGAAGTAAAAAAAGAAATAAAACTATTATGAAAAAAGAAAATGAAATAAAAGCTAGATTAAAAGATATAATAGCAACTTTAAACGAAGTAGATGAGGGAAGTTTAGACTATTATTGTTTGCTTCAAAAAAAAGAATTGTTAGAATGGATTTTAAATACAGATAATTAAAAAGATATAAACCCTAGTAAAAACGACAATACAAATAAAAAAACAAGATTATGAAGAAACCTAATATGATTAACTTTACTTTTATAAATCCATTCAAAAGAGGATTTTATATTTCTGTTATATTAAAACTTTCAAGTTATGAATATACTAGCGATTATTATTTTTTTACGGGGTTTATTTTTTTTCAATTAGAAATAAATTTCCAAGCTATTTTTTTAAATATTTTGAGAATATGGAACGAAAAAATATTATAGTTTTCATTCAAGGAGAAAGAATAGAAACTTACGGGAACTTAAAAAAGTGCTGTGAATTCGAAGGCTTAAAATACCACACTTTAGCACGTTTAAAATTTCCTATTCGGATGAATGATGTCGTAATACACAAAACGCTCTTTAAATAGCTACTAACGTTAAAAATAACCGCTGTTTGCCTGCGCGGTTAGTAGATTCGGCAAATGGCGGTTATTGATTGTTAGTAGCTGTTTATCTAATTTACATTTATTTTAAAAATATTTGTATTTTTATTTGGTAGTACAGAAATAAGTCGTATCTTTGTAAAAGAAATAACAACTAAAACAAATCAAAATGACAACAGTTAGCCAATTCAGAGTAATATTTAAAGAAGAAACAATTAAAGGATTAAGATATTTCGGTACAATATGGTACGATGTTAATTTTTTTGATGCCGAAAACATTATAAAAAAACACGAAAATAGAAATTGTTTTGAAATCTTAACAAGAACAATAACAAAAGATAATAATTCTTTAAGAAATGCAATCAAAGCAAAATTTAATAACTAAAAGAAATGAAATACTACAATTAGCTCCTCAA